CCACAACAGCGATTGATGGTGTTCAATTTAAATTTGACTCTGGTAACATAGATGCTGGTACAATTAAAATGTATGGAGTGGGGCCGAAACAATCATGATCATAGGTGGACCAGCATTAACAAAATACAACGATAGGACTCTTAGAAATTTAACTACAGCTCCTGCAGCAGCAGGAAGTTCTCCGGGTGTATTACAACATATTAAAACTGTTACAGCTTCTAGTTCAGCAACTATTAGTTTTGTTAATGGTACAGATAATGTTGTATTAGATGGCACATATCCTATTTATAAAGTTGAAATAATAAACGCTCATCCATCAGCAGAACAAAAATTTTATGTTAATTTTAGAGATGGTGGGACAGACTATGATGCAAATAAAACTACTACAAATTTTAGAGCATACCATTTTGAAAGAGATAATACTGGTGATGCTGGTCTAGGTTATCAAGATGGTTTAGATTTAGCAGAATCAACTGGATTTCAAATGATTGGTCAAGAGATAGCAACAGATAATGACGCTAGTGGTTGTGGAGAATTATATTTATTTAACCCTGCATCTACTACATTTGTAAAACATTTTTTAGTTCATTTTGAACATATGTACACAAACTCTGCACCTGGGCCAATTGATAACTATACGGCTGGTTATTGCAATACAACAACAGCCATTGATGGTATACAATTTAAATTTAATTCAGGTAATATAGATGCTGGCACATTTAAATTATATGGGATAAAGGATAGTTAATGACATTACCAACTTCAGGATTAATTACAATAAATGACCGAGGAGCTAGAACAGCTACTACTTTTGGATCTGTTGAAGCTGGTGGTGGTAACATGGTGCTTATCAAAAAATTAACTGCTTCATCTTCATCAACTTTATCTTTTGTTAATGGTGCATCTGATGTAGTATTAGATTCTACTTATAAAGAATATTTATTTACATTTAAAAATGTACATCCAGCATCTGACAGTGCTACTTTTAGTTTTCAAGGGAGCACAGATACTGGTAGTAATTATAATACAACTTTAACATCCTCTTACTTTGAGGCATATAATGCAGAAGCAGATACTGCTCGAGGATTAGGTTATGAAGCAAATAAAGATTTAGCACAATCAACATCTTTTCAACCTTTGTTTTGGAGTTCTGGTTCTGGCAATGATGAATCTGGAAATGGTTTTTTACGTTTGTTTGAACCTTCTTCAACCACATTTGTAAAACATTTTATACATACTGGAAGTCATAATGTTAATTACGATTATGCTATTCATACACATATGGCTGGATATTTTAATACTACTAGTGCTATTGATGCGGTTCAATTTAAATACAGTACAGACAGTATTAGCACTGGAGATATTTGCCTTTACGGAATTCTATAAAAATGATACATAACAATCAAAGGAGAAAACTATGCCAAGATATCATAATATAAACGGTAACAAAGTGCAGTTTACAGCTGAAGAAGAAACAGCTAGAGACAATGAAGAAGCGGCTTGGGCTAATGCAGCACCAGCTAGAGCTTTAGCTGATCTAAGAGCTAAAAGAAATAGACTTCTTGCTGAAACTGATTACCTAGCTTTATCTGACAATACTCTATCTGACGATATGAAAACATATCGTAAAGATCT